ACGCATTTATTTATACTATTGCGGCAAACAAAGTAAACGTAATTAGATGGTTAGCACCTGCAAGAGATTTAATTGTTGGTACAGCAGGTGGTGAATTTAAAGTAGGAAGACCAACTGGTGAGCCATTGCAACCCGACAACGTACAAATTACACAACAAACTACATATGGTGGATGGAATACACAACCAATACAAATTGGTAACTCAGTATTATTTTTACAAAGACAAAGAAAAAAAATTAGAGAATTTACATATAGATTTGAAGATGACGCATACCAAGCACCTGATATGACATTACTTGCAGAACATATTACAGGTAATGGAATTACAGACGTAGATTATGCACAAGAACCAGATAGTATTTATTGGGCAGTTAGAGATGATGGTACATTATTAGGAATGACTTATCAAAGACAAGAAGATGTAATTGCTTGGCATAGACATATATTAGGTGGTTCTTATAAACTTACATTTAATGGTGCATCAGATGTTACTGACAGCGCTACAGATCCAAATAAAAATGGATACATAACTATTACAAATCACGGTTTATTAACTGGTGATGAAATAGTTTATAGTGCTGGTGGTGGTACTAAAGTTGCTGGATTAATAGAAGGTAAAACATATTATGTTTATAGAATAGATGCAAATAAAATAGAATTAGCATCTACATACGAACAAGCAATAGATAGAACAATATTACAAATTAATGATGGGTTAGGATCTAGTCATACACTTACAGGAAAACCACAAGTAAAATCTGTAGCAACTATTGCAGAAGATACTGAAAATCAAGTATGGCTAATTGTACGTAGAAGAATAAACGGAAATATAGTACAATACATAGAATATTTAGATACATTAATAAAACTAGATAGCGGATTATCTGGAGTAGTTAATGGTGATAGTACAAGTATTACTGGATTGGATCATTTAGAAGGTGAAACAGTACAAATCCTTATAGGTGATGCAGTATATCCAAATCAAACGGTAACTAATGGTGCAATATCTGTTAATCTACCTGCTAATACAAGTTATAAAAGTATTGAAATAGGATTAGGATATACGTCTAGAATTAAAACTATGAGAGTAGAAGCAGGATCACAAGCGGGTACTGCACAAGGGCGTAAAAAAAGGTATAATGAAGTTATGGTAAGATTACATAAAACAGTAGGTATTATAATTAATGGTGATCAATTACCTTTTAGAACATCATCAACCCCAATGGGTCAAAATATTCCAGAATTTACTGGCGATAAAAGAGTTATTAATTTAGGATGGGATAGAGATGGTCAAATAGAAATTAAACAAGAACAACCATTACCAATGACGGTATTAGGTATAACAGGAACATTAGTAACAAGTGATTAAGGAGGATTAAAAAAATGGCACCGTGGGTAGTACCAGTATTATTAGCATCAAGTACAGCATTAACTTTGATGGGTCATCAGCAAAATATTAAAAATATTAAAGCTAATGCCGCTTGGAAAGCATATGAAAATGAACTTTCTATTCAATATGAAAAACAAAAATTGTTTGAAAAAACAAGAAAATTATTAAGTACTAAGAGAGCAAGAATTGGTGCTAGTGGTGTTCAATATACAGGATCACCTTTGCTTACTACAAAAGTTGATATGGAAAATTTTGAAAATGATTTATTCTTTTTAGAGAAAGGATATTTTTTAAAGAATTCGGCTATGAATGCAGAAGTAACAGGTCTTATTGCTAGTGAAACTTACAAAGCGGGTAGTACATTATTATCTGCTGGTATGTCTTATGCTAATTATAGTCAAGGAAGACAGGCGGCTCAAAAAGGATTGGGTTAATGTATAAGATAAAAGTATGGGATAAAGAAAAAATGATTTTTGAAGGATATAGTAAAAAAATACCAAAAACAGGCAAAGATTTTAAAGCGTGGGATACTGATAAAGATGGTAATGGAAATACTATATACAAAACATTTAGCCCAGCAAAATATAGGATAACATATGAAGATACCGAGATATGAAAATGCTGATGTAAATCTTTCTAGCGGAAGATCTTTAACAACAGGAACAAGTGCAAGTCAAGGTCTTGTTGAAATAGGTAAAACAGCTATGAATGCTGTTAGTGAATATGGTGCTAGAAAAAATGCATTTGATGCTAAAATACGTAGATTAGAAATTGAAACTAATAAATCATTATCTAACAGTACATTCTATGGCCTTAATCAAGATTATATAAATAATTTAGATGCTAGACAAGATTATTTAACACCAGATAATTGGTTATTAGATTACGAAAAAAATTTTAAAAAACAAGAAACTCAGTTTAAATCAAGTTTAGATGAACAAACTTGGAAAGAATATCAACCATTATTTTATCAATCATATTTTGAAACTAAATCTAAAATTAGTCAAAAAATTACAGGTCAAAAATTAATTAATGCTAAAATTGCTTTAGATGAAGGATATGACAAATATAAATCTAAAATTGATAACGCAACAAGTTTAAAAGAAATTCAATCTAACTATGATTTTTACAACGAAACATCTTTAAAAACTAATTTAACTACAGGTTTATTTGGTGATGAAATGTATCAAAAATTATTAAAAGATACTAAAACTTTTACTGATAATAAATATATGATGTTTCAATCATTAGAAGGTGCAAAAACACAATCACCTAATGGTAATATTGAAATAGATTACAATGCTGTTTTAACAAGATTAAAAGATAAAGATTTTGAATTAAAAGATTTAGATGGCAACATATTAACTACAGATGATGCAAAAAGAAAAGAATTAATAAAAGAAACAAAAACATTATTTGACAATCAACAAGCTACATTTACTAAACAAAAAGAAATTAATGGACAAAATTCTAAAACTAATTTTACTAATGAAATAATTGGACTTGAAGCAGGAAACCAAGATGCTGTTAATAATTCTAAAACATTTTTATCTAGATTAGAAAAAGATAATACTTTAGAACCATCTGAAAAATTATCTTTAAAAACAGCATATAATACAGCAATATCTAATTTGACTAAAGGTAAAGCAACTTGGGATACACCAGAAGGTGTACAAGCAAAAGCAATAATAACATCATTGGTTTATTCTGGTGCTATGGACACAGAACCAGAAAGACAAATAATATTAGATATTATGGGTCAAGGTTTATTAAAACCAGAAGATGCTGGTACGTTATACAGTAAATCTATAGAACTAACTAAAGGACGAAATTCATATAAAAAATCTTTATTAGATAGAGCAATACAAGTTGTTTTAAAAGAAGTAGGCGCTGGTGATAAAGGACAATTAATTCAACAAATAGCTGGATTACCTGCGGCTGAAAGATTAGCTTTTTTAACTACTGCGTTAAGTAATGATCAATTATCTATTGAAGCATATAATTCAGTTAATAATTTATTTTCATTAGTATCAGAAGGTGAAAGAAAAGGTTTTGCTTATGAAAATATGTTAGCAAATCAAAGATCACCAAATTACATTGTTAAAGATGTTATTGACACTTATAAAGCACCTATACAAGAAGCTAAATTTAAAGAATTGCAAGGTAAAATCAACGGTATTAAAAATGTTTATGACATAAATGGTCAAAAAGCATTTGATAATTATTACATAATGCCGTCTGAATATTTTACTGGTAAGACTGCTTCAATGGCTAATTTAGTTATTCCGCAAAGATTAGAAAATGAAGATGTGTCTAGTTATGTTAAAAGACTTAGAAAAGGAATAAAATACGATAGTAATTTACCAAGTGCTTATACTGGTAATTCTATAGAAACTATTGATATAAGTGACATATTTGTAACACCAGAAGTAGAATAATGAAATTAACAGCATTACAACTAAAACAAGCTGGTTTTGATGATGAAACTATTTTAAGTTTTATAGAAACACAAAGACCAATATTAAAAACAGCAGGGTTCTCAGATCAAGAAATAAACAATTCTTATGGTGTTGTTCCTAAAACTAGCGTTGCAATAGGTAGTGATGAATTAGCACCTAATCCAAGTGATTTAAACAATCCACCTTTAAATACAAAAACTTTATTAGATAAAAAATTAGAAGCACAATCTCAAAATGAAGTAATACAAGATAAAGTACAAAAATATAAAATACCTAATAAAACTACATTTGATTTATTAAAAGAAGATGATCAAAAAAACATAACATCTAGAATTGATGAAGCATATAAATTATTTAAAGAAGACGACCAAGGACGTGTAGGTTTTATATCTAGTTGGATGGATCAATATTATCCTAATGTTACATATGATAAATCAGCTTTTTTAACAGATAAAGATTTAACAGTAGCAGAAAGTGCTGTTAATGATGTTAATGATCAAAATTTAATTCAAAGTGAAATTGCAAAAGACGTTCTTACAGGTAAAGTTGGATATGATAAAGAAAATTTTAGATATACTTTTGATAAAGATTTTTTAGATGCTGAAACTATTAGATTAGATAAAGAAGCAAAAAAAAATTTTATAGAAGAACAAGGTAAAAAATATCCTAAAATTTTAAATACTGAATATACAACTGGCCCAAATACATTACAATTATTAGAATACACTAAACAATATTTTGGTGCTACTGATACTGAAATACAAAACTTAAATGAATTTTTTAGTTTTTTGTCAGCAGTAGAAAGTGATAATAGAAACATAATTAACCCTAACAGTACAGCCGCAGGTTTTTTTCAAATTACAAAACCTTCTATGGTTACAGCATTAAATAGATTTACAAATATTCAAACAAGAGTAAATCCTAATTTTCAAATACCTAAATGGATAGAAAGAGCATATGAACATAAAGACATAACTATTTTATCACCAGATCAACAAAAAGCATTGGCTTTAGCTTACATACTTGAAATGCCAGAAAGTAAAAAATTTAATAGAGTAGGTTCTGATGCATTAATTAAAGAAATTTTAAAAGGTAACACAGATGCAATGAAACAATTATATCGTCAACATTGGCATTCTAAATATGTTAAAGACGAACAAGGTAATTACAAATTAGCAGATTTACCAGAATTAGATGCACGTGTTGATAAATACTTTGGTGCTTGGGGTCAATTATATGAATATCAATCACCACAAATGGCTTTTTTTTCATCTGAAAGCGCAACAGCAAAAGCAATAGAAAAATTACCATACGGTAAAAAAGTAGTAAACGCTTTTGGTGGTAAAGGTAGATACAATGTATTTAGTAATGGTTATGATGTTTCTGTAAATGGATTAATAGATAATTTTCATCAAAACTATGCAGAAAAATTAGCTAAACAAGGTTATGTCAAACCAGAAGATTTACAAGAATTATATAGAAATATTTTTATGTACCAAGAACAATCGTTTGGCAAAGAGGTTGTTCAAGGTTTTGTTACATTAGTCAATGATTTACCTTGGATGGCCGCAGGATGTTTTGCGGCTACAGGCGCTACAGGAGGTGCTGGAGGAATTGGTGCGCCAGTTGTTTGTGGTGCTGGAGGTTTTGCTTTACCAGAAGTAATAAGAGATAGTTATATGAGAGCAATAGATGCTGGTGAAGTTAATGATATAAAAGGATGGTTTCAACATTTTGCAGATATGAAAACTGTTGTTACAGGGGGTAAAGCCGCATTAGTAGGTGGTGCAACATTTGGTGTTGGTAGTAAAGTACAAAAAGTAACAGGAAGCACAGTAGCAAGATTAGGTTCTGAAATTGTTACAATGACAACATTAGGTTCTTTATTAGAAGGACACGTTCCAACTGCTAGAGATTTTGCACACGCAACAGTAATGATATTTGGAATACACGGATCTATTAGAGGATTAAGTACAATTAAAGATATTTATACAAAATACGCAGTACATCCAAGAGATGTTGTTGCAATGGCAGAAAAAGATGGTGTGTATAAAGATCAAATTATATCTGGTGAAATACCTGCAATATATTCAGAAGGTGCAAAAACTGTATTTATAGGTATGGAAAAACAAAATAACATTAAATTGTTACCGCCACCTAAATTTAAAAATAATGAAGTAATTAATATTAATGTTGCTGGTACTGAACAGGGTAAAATTATTGGTAAAGAAGCTGTAGGTAATGAAAATGTATTAATAGTACAAAAACCTAATGGTGAAAAAATACCTATATTAGAAACAGAAGCAAGAAAAACAGATCCTTTAGAAATAGAAATAAAAATAGAAGGTAATAAAATTAATATTAATAACAAACAAGATAATACTTTTAAAGAAAAACGAGAAAACGGTGAATTTAATAAAGACATTTTAGAATTAACAAAAGACAAAGATGGTGCATTTGTTATTGATGAAACAGGTACTTACAAATCTACACCAATACAAGCCCTAACTGATTTAGGGCCAAGAACAAAAATTACATCTATGGATGGTAAAGTATCATCTAATGGTATGTTAATGGTAAGTAATAAATTTTACCCTAAATTATCAAAAGCAATTCTTTCATCAAAAGATGTTAGAATGGAAGGGCAATTCAAAACAGCAAATGATTTAGTTAATAGAGTATTTAAAGGTTTATCTTCTAAACATAAAAAAGTTAGCATTGTATTTGCTGTTAAAGGTGGAGGTCAATCTTTATCAAATGTAGATATTATGGTTGGTCGTGTAGGTAATGAAACAATATCTTTTAGTAGAAAAGCATATAATGAATTAATTAAATTTACAGACAAAGATGGTAAAGTCAAAAAAGCAAATATGGTTGCATCTGATGGTTCATCACCGTTAGCATTCTTACATCCAGAAACAAATAGTTTAATTGCTGTTTTAATGCCTAGACGAACAGAAGGTCAATTAAAAGCACAAGCAGATAGATATTTTAAAGATCATAAAATTAAAGGTGATATGGATGGTATGCATTTTGATAGAGTGTCTTCTTCTAGAAGTGGTGACAACTGGGGAATACCTAATGAGGCATATTCTGAACCATCTATAAACATAGGTGAAAATAGTGCTGGATGGAAAGCATTATTTAATAATCCTAGAGGTATAGATTTAATTGATCTTGTAGATATGTACAAAGTGTTTGTAGAAAAATCACCAGAATTAAATAAATTACCAGAAGGCCTTAATGGTTATTTTCAATTTAAAGGTAAAAAATCACCACGTATTGTAATCAACGAAGCATTACAAAAAAATCCAGAACAATTTTTAATGACGTTTGCACACGAATTAGGACATTTAATAGATTATTTACCAGACGCTACTTTAAAAAGAGGTAACATTTTAGGATCTATTTCTAGTTTAAAAGGTTTTATGAATAAATGGATTGATGGTAAAAATGATGGTGCTAGACCATTAGATCCAAAAGAAATTGCTAACCTTAAAAAACAAGCAGAAAAAATTGCTAAAGAAAGAGAAAAAACTACAAACAAAGAAATAGTAGAAGATTTAAAAATTACACCAGAAACAGTATTACAAATATTTAGAGATGCAGATGCTAGAGCAAAAATAGACCCAGCATTTTATGATGTGTTTGCAAAATTATCAGACAGTTTAAAAAAAGAAGTAGTTAAAGATGCTATGAAAGGTTTAATGTCACATCACATTAAAGCAATAGCAGATAAAATTAATGGTAAGACAGTTGATCCTAGACTTACAGACGAAGCATATAAAATCTTTAAACAAATGTTTGAAAAAGAAGTTAAAGAAAGAGGATTAGTAAACAAACAATGGATTGAACAAGAATTAAAATCTTTGTCAATGAAATGGAAACCTTTTGATAGAACAAGAACAGATAATGAAGGTGTTAGATATACAAAATATAGAGATGGCCCAAGAGAATTAATGGCAGATTTTATGATGGCTTGGTTGTTAAGACCAAATTGGGTTAAACATAATGCACCTAGAACTTACGAAATGTGGAATTATTACATTGATGCTAAACCAGAAGTAAAAGCAATCTGGGAACAAATACAAATAGATATTACAGCAGGGCCAAATGTTAGATACGGTAATGTTGTTAAATCTATTGGCACAATGTTTAGAGATGTAAATAAAGAAATATTAGATAGAGTAGAAAAAGAATGGAAACCAGATATGGTTGATTGGTTAGGCCAAGAAGCAATAGATAGTTTTTTTTGGATTTACAGAAGATTAGGCGGTTCTGGTAGAGAAAGATGGCATAGTCCATTTGCTAAAGAATTAAACTGGGCAATAGAAAATTTTAGATACAGACACGCTAAATTAAAAAGATATATGGATGAAATGAAAAAACACGTGATTAAACCAGCACGTGATTTTGGTTATACTGAACACGAAATAGCCACTATGTTATTTTTAAGAAACATAGCTGAAAGTACACAAAGGGAAAATTTAGTATCTTCATTAGGTATTCGTAAATATGATGTAGAATTAGCAAAAAAATTAGAAGTAAGAGATGCTAAAGAAATATTTGATTATTACGCAAAATTACATCCAGAATTATTAAGAATAACAGATGCATTCTATGAAGTAAGACAAAGAATGATTATACCAGAAATAAAAGAAAGCGGAATGTATGATGCTGAGTTAATTTCTAAATTAGAAAATAATAAAGAATATGTAACATTTAACGTAAAAAAATATTTATTAAAACGATTAGAAAAATACGGTGCTAACAACGTCGCTACAAGATATTTAAAATCATCAAAAGGTACATTAGATGAAATACAAAACGTGTTTAATGCAACTATGGAAAAAGATATGATTTTATTAATTGAAGCTAGAAGACATAAATTAATGGCTATGACAGTACAATGGTTAAAAGATAATAAAATTTGGTTAGAAAATTATGAAGGAGTTTTAAAAAATAACAGAAAAGATTTAATAATTCAAAAACCTAAATTTGTTGGTGAAGGTAAATTAGAACCAGCACCTAAAGGAATGAAATTATTTAGTTATATGAAAGATGGTAAATTAGAAAATTGGTTTGTTAATAAATTTGTTGCACAAGCATTTGAACAAAATCCATTTGCTACTATGCAAATGTTTAGATGGATGACAAAATCAGGTGATGTATTTAGAAAATTTTTTACTGAATATAACCCTGCATTCTGGCCAATAAACTTAGCTAGAGATTTAAACAGAAGTGTTAAATTATTACCTAATGCTAGATATTTAGATATAGCTGGTGCTGGAAAAAGTAGTTTTATTAAATATTTATTTAAAGCTATTAAACCTGCATATAAATCTATTTTTGGTGACGGTACTGCTTTAACAAGATGGATGGAAGAAGAAGGATTTTTAATATCAATGGTAGAAGGATATAGAGGACAAGCTGGAAGTAATGCTACTAAACGTGGATTAGACCCAGATACATATATGTTAGAAAGATTATTGTCGGATACAGCAAAAAGAGAAGGCGGTCTTGGTGGATTATACGATAGAACATTTGGTGAATTGTTTAATAAATTGGGTAATTTTGCACGTATGTTTGAAAGAACACCTAAAATAGCAGGTGTACTATATTTAAGAGATCAAATTCAACGTGGTAAAATTAAAATGGATGATAAAGAAATGATGTTACGTATTCAAAGTGAAATTGGATCACCAAACTTTTTAAGACAAGGTAGATTAAATTCATTTACTAATAATTTATGGTTATATTCTAATGCATTTAAAGAAGGTTGGAGGGCAGATATAACTAGATTTAAGGAAGACCCGAAATCAGTTGGAGGTAAATTTATAGCATATAATGTGATGCCTAAAGTTTTACAAAAAACTATGGAGTTAGGTTTTTTTGGTACAGCATTAGGATATGCATATTATTATGGAGTATCAGAATGGGATAGAATAAATTATATTCCAATAGTATTAGGTGTAACACCAGACGGAAGGCCTGTATATTTTAGAATACCACAAGATGAAAGTTCTAGAATTATTAATGGTTTGCTTTATAAAATGATGGGTATTATTGATGATAAAGAAGGTGCTGGAGTATTAGAAACACCAGCAGATTTATTTGGTTATGTAGGTACTTCTGGATTACCTTCTACAAATCCTGTGTTTAATTTATTTGAAGATGTTTTTACTTGGATGCAAGGTAATACACCTCACGACGAGTTCAGAAATACTGGTGCTGTAGATAAAACTACTGAAACAGCAGGTGGATTAAGAAAAAATTTAGGTATTCTTAAATGGATGTTAAATACATATACAGGTCAAGGTTTTTATAAATTCAAATCAAATGATATGAATGCAGTACAAAGTGAAATAGAAAAAATATTAGATTTACCTATTATTGGAAGACCCATAAATAGATTTATAAAAATTGGTCAAAACCCAGCAGTTGAATATATGAAAAAAGGTGAAGACGGTATTGAACAATATGATAAAGCACAAGCTAATTTAACATTAGATTATAAAGAAGCTATTGTAAGATTAACCGAAGGTAAACCTTTAGAACAAAAACATAAACAAGCAATGGCTACAAAAAACGAAGACTTGTTAAGTAACAATTTAATGGTGCAACGTATTATTCAAATGGCGGGTGGTGATATGATTATGCAAGAATTATTAACTGAAAAAGATAACAAAAAACGTATTATAATGATGTATAAGTTAATTGACTACATAGAAAAAACGGATACTAATTATCCGCTAGAAAGTAAACCAAAATAATGTTAAAATAAATATATATGACTATTTCAACAACAATTATTAAAAACAGTTATTCGGGTAACGGTTCTACTACCGTCTTTCCATATACGTTTAAGATTAATGCCGAAGCAGATATACAAGTTATTATAAGAGCCGCTAACGGAACAGAAACCGTTAAGACTTTAACAACAGATTATT